GTCCTATGAAGAAATGTGTCAAACATTCTCTGAAGAGTGGTTAAGAAACAGTATGGATGTTTGCGATATGGTTGATTTAGACTTAAGATTTGGGGAAATATATTTCCCTGATTTTCCTATACCTACTGAAGAAACTTCTGTAGAATATTTTGAGCGACTAGCTTGGGAGGGCTTAAAGAAAAGATATGGAGATCCTTTACCTAATGATGTTATCGAACGTGCGAAGCATGAAATCAAAGTTGTTAAAGAGATGGGTTTCCCTGAATACTTTTTGGTTGTTTCCGACCTTGTTAAATGGTCTAAGAATAATGACGTAAGAGTTGGATGGGGTAGAGGCTCTGCTGCCGGCAGTGTTCTTTCTTATGCTTTTGAGATAACGAATTTAGATCCGATTAAGTTTGGATTGATGTTTGAGCGGTTCCTTGTTGAGGGAAGAAAGTCAATGCCAGATATTGACCTTGACTTTGATGACCGATATAGAGACAAAGTTATAGATTATGCTAGAGAAAAATATGGTCACGATAGAGTTGCTCATATTTGCACCTTCAATAAGACTGGCGCTAGACAGTCTATAAGAGACGCTGCAAGAGCTCTTGGCTACGGCTTCTCTGAGGGTGACACGGTATCTAAGCTCGTCCCTCCGCCCGTTCTAGGCATCTCTAAGACGCTCTCAGAGTGTATGGACGTAGAAGATTTCGTATCCGAATACAACTCTAATCCTGTTTCAAAAGAGATTATAGATACAGCTTTTGGCTTAGAGGGCATTGTTAGGCAGACCGGTATACACGCTGCGGGCGTAGTTATTTCTCGTGGCCCACTTGTTGACTATCTCCCAGTCATGCAAAAGGGTTCTGACAATCCTCTGGTAACTCAGTGGGATATGGGTCGGGTAGAGCAATGTGGGATCCTTAAGATAGATTTTCTAGGTTTACGTAATTTAGGTGTTATAGATTCCTGTGTTCGCCTAGTAAAAAAGCATAGAGGTATCGATATAGATGTAGAGGATATACCTCTTGACGATGAAGTTACATACAACGAGCTTTGTAAGGGTAACTGTATCGGTGTATTCCAGTTGGAATCTTCCTCCATGCGTCAGATGATGGTTGCGCTTCAGCCAAAAAGCATTGAAGACATAATGGCCCTGATCTCTTTGCATAGACCTGGTCCCATGGGCTCTGGTATGGACCGTGAGTATATAGATCGTAAGCATGGTCGAAGCAAAGTTACATATGAGCACCCGAAACTCAAAGAGGTACTAGAGCCATCTTTGGGGATCATGCTGTATCAGGAGGATGTTTTAGGTGTAGCAAGAGAGCTGGCTGGTTTCACTTCAGCAGAAGCTGATGATTTAAGAAAAGTTATTGGCAAGAAGTTGATGGACAAGATACCTCAAATGAGATCTAAGTTTGTTGAAGGTTGTGTCGAGTCTTCTGATATAACTGAAACTCTTGCTAATAAAATATTCTCTGATATTGAATACTTTGGTGGCTACGGATTTAACAGAGCCCATGCCGCCAGCTATGCAATGATCAGCTACATAACAGCTTACCTTAAATCAAACTATACCGTAGAGTATATGGCTGCTCTTATGAGTTCTGTTGTTGGAAATAAAGACAAGCAGGCTCTATATCTTTCTGACTGTAGAAAGCTGGGTATAGATGTTTTGGCTCCGTCAATTAATAGATCAAAAATAGATTTTGAAGTCATTGATAAATCTACAATTATTTTTGGTTTGTCAGCTGTAAGTGGTATTGGACATTCTATAGCAGAAGCGATTGTTGGTTGTCAGGATGATGATCATCCTTTTGAAAATATATTTGACTTCTTTAGAAGATGTGATCCAGTTGTTTTAAAGAAAAGTACTTTAGAGCATTTGGTTCGAGCCGGAGCTTTTGATGAGCTTCTTATAGAAGATGCGCCAGAGGTTGGTAGATTAAGTGAGCTTGAAGTCTTAGAGTCAGAAAAGGATGAGCTTGGTATATATGTTACGGATCACCCGGTTGCAGGCATATGGGATATTCTTTACAAGAAGATTGATTGTGAGATTATAAATCTTGATGAGCAAGAAGCAGGTTCTCATATAAGAGTTGGCGGAATAGTTACATCAGTTAAAAACATTACGACCAAAAAGGGTCATAAGATGTATAAGATTGTTTTAGAAGACATATCTTCTGATGTTGAAGTTATTATATTTCCCCGCGATGCAAAGAAGCTGACAAGAGAAATACAAAAAGGTGATATATATATTATATCTGGAAACGTTGTTAAAGAAGGCGACGACGAGAATGCCCTAAACAAGTTGTATTATTCTTCTTGTGAGCAGATTGATTCTCATATGATGTCTTCTGGTAGAGCAATGGTTTTTGAGGTAGATAAAGCACTCTCTGCCTCGGTTGTAGAAAAGATTTATGATATAATTAGTTCTGCAAGAGGTGATAGACCTGTGTTTTTGCAGGTTAATGAGGGTCGCCACAAATATTTATATAAGTTTAATTTAGATGCTTCTCCTAAGGTTGAAGAATCTATTAATAGTATTATAAGCCTGGAGGTATAATGGCTGCTAAAGGAACGTACAGAAATCCTTCAACAAGAGATTGTTGGAGATTTTGCAATTCATGCAATCGTTGCGCAGACAAAGGCAAGTATGCTAAGTGTGCGGACTGTAGTGGTAGATATGACCCTGAGGGGCGCATAGATGCTGATAGAGATGATTACTGTGATTGTACTAGTGGTGTTTTAAGATGGAAGACTCAGCAGGGTCGTTTAATTATAACGCGCTTTAAGACTAATCCCTTTAAGGGTGAGGTTAGGTATCAGAAGAAGTCTGAGGATGAAAGAGACTGGGACTCTTACGTTAATGATATGCGTGAGAAGTTGAATGATCCTAACTGGAATCCTATTACGATATACGAGGAGTGATTATGAATAATTTTATTATTAATAAGATGAAGAAGGGCAATGTCACCATTGCCGAGTATGCAGATCCTAATACGAATGAACCAATTAAGACGTTTGTTTCTTGTGGGATTATGGGTTTTTATGCTGATGAGCAAGAAATGCACGACTTACGACTTCTTTTAGATTACTATATGAATATAGAAAGTATTTCAGATATCACTTTTAGTTAGGGGGTGTTATTGTGTGGCCTTATTTGGAAGATGATTTTATGGAGATCGGTGATACTGGCTGGGTTCCAGTCGGTGAAGGATCTTTTAGAAATAAGTATAATGGACATTTCTTAGATGAAATTGGTAGAGAGTTTGATGAGAGCGGCCAGTTGATCTTTGATCCAAATGAATTAAATTAGGAGTTGTATTGTCAATACCCGTTAAGAATTATGATGATTTAACTGATTTAGAAAAACTTGGTTTAGTAGATTTTTCTTATTCTAGAATAGACACATATAAGATGTGTCCTGCTAAATATTTTTATTCCTATATTTCTAAAGAGCCCAGGCAGTTTGCCCCTGCCGCAGTTCTTGGTAATATTGTTCATGAAGTATTTGAAAACGTTTTGGAAAAAGATAAACGTTTAGATCATCAAGAATTAAAAGTAGAATATAGTAAAACTATTCCTGTTTGGGACCCTAAGAATCAGATACCACAAGCACTGCTTGATGCCGGCAATGTGATTATCGATGAGTTTTATGATCAAAACTTTGATAAGACTTTTAATATATATGAAAAAGAATTAGGTTTTGATTTAATAATAGGATCTTATAGAGTTAGAGGTTTTATAGATAGAGTCGATATTGAAGACGATGTAGTCCATATCGTAGACTATAAAACTGGTAAGTGGGAAGTGTCACCAAAGGATATACCCACGAATCTTCAGCTTGGTATTTATGCTCTGGCTATGAAGAATATGTTCCCTGACAAGGACGTCTATGCCGAGCTCTATTATCTAAGGTCAGGCAGAAAAAAGGGTCACCTTTTTACTGACGATGATGTTGAGGATGTAAAGGTTCGTCTTATCAGAGAGATGAATAATATCGTGCACGACACTAATTTTACACCCACTTCTAATACTAGGGTTTGTTCTTTTTGCGATCACGCAGCTTCTGGTGCGTGTGGAACCGGAGTTTTTAGAAATAGAAACAGGTAATAAAAAAGAGGGGGCCGGTTTCCCGACCCCCTCTTTTAAGGGTTTGGTATCAGAAGTCTTCGACTGGATTGTCGATTGAATCCTGAACCAGATCAAACTCGTCAAACTCGGTTACGAGCTTAACAGCGCGCTCGTGGCTAAAGCCCATGTTCAGTAGATCATCGATTGTCTGCTCGTTGATCTGCTGAATAACGCTGTTGGTGATGAGTGAAAGTGTGTTCGTTTTTTCTTCTTTCCTTTATTGTTTGTGTTTACTTAAAAAATGTTGTATAATAAAGGTACTTGCAATTTCACGAGTGATAGGATACCACAATGGAACCATATGTTGTCAAGTCCAAGGACTTTTTTTTGGAAAAATCTTCCTTCGTTAAGCATCCGAACCTCAATAATATCAGAAACAAGTCGATGGATCAAGAGATTCTCGAACATGACGGGGTAGTTAAGAGGAGTGCTGGTAATGCGTACAGGTATACCAGAACTGGATTCAGGAAGGATATAGGTCTGAATGTTAGATCTAGTTGGGAAGCAAATTTTGTTCGTGTTTTAAATATATATAAAATAGAGTTTGATTTTGAACCTACTGTTTTTGCTTTTCCTATTAAGAGGGGAACTAAAGCTTACACTCCAGATTTTTTTCTAGGGAACAATTCTGATTGGATAGAGGTTAAAGGATACTTAGATGATAAAAGTAAAATTAAACTAAAAAGATTTAAGAGGTATTATCCAGATGAGTTTTCTAGACTTACTTGTGTTATTGGAAAGTATTCCAAGGCAGCAAGAGAATTTATGGCAGAGATAGAAGTTCCGGCTGTTGTTTATTATGAGGATATTAGAGACGAGTATGCAGAATATATTATAAATTGGGAAGGTAAAAAATGACCGAGACAAAAACAAAAGATAAGGCTAAGCCTAAAAAAAGTTATAAGGAACAGTATTATTCTTTAGATGAAGAAGAAATGCAGGAGCTAATCAGGCTTGCCAAAACTGGCTCATCTAAACATCAAGAAGAATTGCTTAAAGTCTTCAGCAATTTTCTTACTAAATATTCTTCTCTTCTTTTTTATGGCAAGTATAATTTAAATGATTATGATATCCGAAGGTTTGTCTCTCTTTTTATAAAAGATCCTGGTACTCGTTTTTCTTTAATGAAACAAAAGTTTACTCCAGCCGTAATTAAAAATGTTAACGAGTGCATGAGGGGTATTCACTATATGGCAAGAAGGTATGGTGACGAAGAAGACATTAAGCAGACTGTATATATGACTTTCTTTCAGTGTATAAACAGATATGAAAGAAAGGGTAGTATACCTTTTAGTGGTTTTCTTTATAGTTATTTTTTCTATTTATTAAAGAAAAATGTAGATGTTTTTCTTATCGATCAGTTGGGTAGGAAAACGTTCCCGTTGCTAGCCGATGAGTCTACTGGTGATGAAGATTCTGAAGAGAAGCATGTTGGATTTAAGGCTGACCCGGTAGAGTATAGTTTAGAGCAGATGCTGGCGGCAGATAAGATAGATGAATTCTGGGTCATGGGTGAGTCAAACATGGTTCCGTTTGATAGACTAACGGTTCAAGAGCGGCAGCTTTTGAAGTGGAGGTATGTTGATGGGCACCGGTCAAGTCAGATATCTCAAAAAATAAATGAACATCCCAATACTGTTCGTGAGCATCTGGTTAAGATACGCAGCAAGATCAAAGATGCTATAATTGAGTGTGATCTCGAAGAGTATGTGACACTGATAGACATGGAGAAGTCTTAATGAACTTACAGTCTGTTGATAAGATCCAGGAGCTTTTATCAAGTTTTCTGGGTCCTCAGCTAAACGAAATAGTTACAGCCTACGCAGATGTCGATAGGCAACATATGTACTATGTGGAGATACCAGAGTCTGATGTGGTGGACTTGGGTATAGAAAACTTGGCTTCTCTAGTTGCTCGTTCTTCGAACGTTTACGGTCGTGCTGCCAGATTTGCTGGCATAGCTAGGGCTCAGTACAAGATGCTTGAGGGTGCGTACAAGAAGGTTTATAAATCCAACAAGGTTGGCAGAAACGAAGATGAAAGAGAAGCTAACGCTATGAGTGCGGCCGAAGATGAGTATTCAGCTTTGGTTGTTTGCGAGGCTGTTGTACATCTTGCCGAGTCTATAGAGACTGCTGCAAGAATCGCTTCTGAGTCTTCTAGGAAGCTTATGGATAAGGTGCAGTCTATGCAGATAGCTTCTTATAGAGAAGAAAAAGGTTCTTATCTTGATTCAGATTTTAATACATATTAATAGGAGTCACAATGTTTATAGCTCATTATAAATCTGTGTCGTCTTCTGACGAGTTCTATTCGGAAAAAAGAGATGCGTTAGATTTTCCCACCCAGGTAGAGTACAATAGTGAAAGATATTCGTTGATAAGAACTATACAGGTTTTTACTTCGGCGCAAGAAAAAAGAGTATTGGAGACAGCAAAAAACTATGGTATCAAGTGCGGAGTTAGAGTCGATTGATGATTGTATTTGTAGGCTATCTGAAGTTCAGACTTCAATAGAATATTATCTTGTAAAGATGAATGAGGATGAAAGAAGTAATTATTCTATTTCCGAGATGCAAGACATGCTGTTAGACTTCCATTCTATTTTAACTAGGGATGCAAAGTGAATATAGAGGTTTTCTGCGATGGCGCCTCAAGAGGCCAAGGGCAAAAGAAGTTCGGTGAAGCTTCTTGTGGTGTTGTCGTTTACAAGAATAGAAAAAAGATAGCTCAGTTTGCTAGGGGCTTAGGTCCTAGAACAAATAATGAGGCTGAGTATGAAGCTGTTATAGCTGGGCTTTTGATTTGTTCGATGGCAGATTTGGTTGATCCAATTATCTACAC